GAAAACCGGACGGGGCGCAAAACCTCGTCCGATTTTTTGGATTAGAATCCCATTAGAAATGCGGCAAACGGCAGGAAAAGCGGGCGCGCACGCCGAAATCCTCCATAAGAAAGGGGGATGCGCATGAAAGAAATCATGCTGGACTTCGGCGCGATTCTGTCTGACCTGTTTCATGCGCTGCGGTCGGGCGCGAAGAAAGTACTGATTGCGCTGGCGGTGCTGACGGCGCTGCTGACCGCGCTTGTCCTGTACCTCATGACGCCACGCACGGAGATTCGGTCTTTGACGGGCTTTCGGTGCTACTTTGTGCCGCGCTGCGAGGTGAATTACCAGTCCTACCACCGGGACAACGACCTGTACAATATGGGCATTTACAAGCTGAACGGGCAGGACGCGGCGCGGTTTGTGTACTGGGCGCAGGAAAACGGCTGGTCGCCGATGCCGCTGTCGGACGAGGCGCTGACGAGCGGGATGCTCGACGAGGAAACCTGCCCGGAGGCAGCGAAAATCAAGCAGGTGACGCAGGGGTTCTGGAAGGGATTTCACGGCTCGTACCTGTATGTTTTTGATTCGCAGACGGCGACGCTGTATATTCGGAAGATGCCGAGATAAGGCAATTGCAAACAGAAACCGACCGGGCAGGGGAGAAATCCTCCGTCCGGTCGGCTTTTTGCTGTGGGATGTTTGAAAGCAAAAGAAAAGGTCAAGGTTTTTCAACCTTGACCATCCGTGGAGCATTCCTCCCCGCAGTCGAACATTTTTACATCATTGCCGGTCATCTATTTGGAATGGTTGCCACGATAGACCAAGCGAAAAAAGCAAATTTCTGCTCGCAATTGCAAAAGCAATGAGGAGAACAAATCAAATCATAACCAAAAGCATTTTTTACTATATACCAGAATTGCTATGGCGCAAAAGCATGTTGCAGTGTATAATATCAGCTGTCGCCCCTACACTTTGAAGAAAGAAGGAATCACCATGATTTACCCGAAGTGCAAAAGCGCCAACGTGTCCGTACAGGTCATTAACCAGACGAAGCTGAAAACGAAGCACCACAACATCTTCTGGTGGCTTTTCATTGGCTGGTGGTGGGTGCCGGTGAAGTGGGTGTTCTTGTTTTTGCCCGCGCTGATTGTCAAGATTTTTGCACCGAAGCGCTACAAGACGAAGAACGTCGCCGTCACGATGTGTACCTGCCAGCAATGCGCGTACACTTGGAAGGCGTAAGAAAGAGCCGGGACGGCAAGGGGAACTTTCTCCTTCACAATCCCGGCTTTTTTCCTATGTCTGCCTGATTCTTTTGCCTATTGGCAGTGTTCAATTTTTGCTGCGGCGGGATGGGCGGTTAGCAATCTCGAAAAGTCCGTATCAAGCCGCAGCGCTTCGATTTTGCTGTTCAGAATGTCAAGAAATGTGACATCTTGCGTAATTAACTCGAATTCGCGAATGGAAAAATCCACGAGGACAAACCGTTTTTCTACATCTTCCCTGCTCAGATAGAACTTGCGAATCAACCCTTGTGCATCATTCCATCCTTTCCCTGTAACGCCATGATAAGAGAACAGGATGCCCAGACGATATGCAGTTGTCTGCATTAAGCAGGCAAACTTTCCGACGTAAGTAACGCCGACCTTCTTGCCATAGTTTTTGCATTCACCCAAAAACGAGGGATAATTGAGAATCAAGTTTCGGCTTTGTAGATATTTCCCCATAGATGTCGCTTCGCACACAATGTCAATTTCATTTGTGCCTGTCCGAACGTTTTGTTTGACTTCAAACAAGTTTCCGGAGTATTTAAGAAGCATCCGAACCAACATTTCCAATGCTTCACCTTTTTCCTTTGCAGTTGCGTTGCCGCCATTAAGCCCTTTTACGCAATCAAGCTGCTTGGAATACTCCGCTATTTGTTCTTCTGTCATTCGGCAAACGTTCTCGTTGCGCAGTTTGGAATCATCAACACTATCCAGTACACGAACAGCAGTATACAAATCCATGTTATCTGACATCGTGAATCACCTGAAAAATAATTCGGCTATTTTCTATCGCAGAAAATTCCGTTTCACAGCGTTCGCAGATAATGTAGTCAGGAATTTGATTAAAGACTTCCACTTTCAGCGCTGAATAGCCGCAGCAAGGGCACACCATTTCATAATAAGACTTCAAGAAGCCCTCTTTCTCCATGTCGTGCATAATCCGATAACTGGTGCCAAGCGGACATCTAAATTTCTGGACTAACACAGCCGGATAGAGCCATTGTCCCTTCTTATAATGCAGAAAAAAATCTTCTATGGAAGTACGCAAGGTCTTGTCGTCTACATAATTAGCAATCACGCGGTCTATTGGCGCTAATGTGTTCAATGACACGATCCATCCTCTCCCTTCCGATTAGAACAGCATTATAGTAATGCTGGATTAGACCAAACCCGTTGTTACCATAGTTGAAAGTGAATTTGGCCCGCACGGATCTTGTCTTGATTTCGTTCGACCATAACAGCTCAATCCATGGAAATTCGGACATTTCACTTTTTTCATAGACGAACTGATTCAAAGCATCCTCCAACGCAGGCACTTTTTCGAGGTCTGCATGATACTCCTGAATCAGCGATTTCAATTCCCCGATAAACGGCAGAACCCACTCTTCATTATCGCCGACTTCTAAGACGGCGCGGCCGCCCGAAGCCATATTCATGTATTCTGCTATCAGTTTTACCTCATCGTTGGCAGTCTCTTTCATGAAGTTCATTTCAAGAGGCACCAATTCTACTGCCAATTTTTCTTTGAGATACGCCCGTATCTTCTGAACAAGTTTTGAATAAAATCCTTGCTGTGTCTGGAAATACTGCTTTAACACATCAAAGCGCATTTCAATCAGCTGATGTTTCTGATGAAGCACGACAAGCACCGGGTATTTCAAAAGCATCTCTTCTCCGCTCTGCGGGTGAACAGCTGAAAAAACGAAGCAGAACTTCAGCATAACCTGTTCTTCCAGCTCACGGCGCACCGGAAGCGGTTCAGGTGCGTCATAGCCGACAGTTCGTTCGCTTTCGTTTTGCTCGGCTTCCAGCGTTGGAATACCTTCCACCGCATGTTTAACCGTTTCAAAGTCATCCGCTGTGAAAACGGCTGAATAGCGATAATCTTTTTCGTATTCCCAATCTTCAAAGAGGCAGATTGCTTTTTCACTTTCAGTTAAACATCTTGCAATCTGCTCTTCTAACTTCAAGTCAGTCACATTAACGGCCGGACGCGCGTCGAACATGTCAACTTGCTGCACACCGTCGCAAGAAATCTTGTTCTTGGCAAACATTTCCCCAATGTGCTCTTTCAGCTTTGAATTATACAGCTGAACCGTTCCAACAAGACATTGCTTATAGTTGCTTAACTGCATAGACAACTCGCCTCCTTCTTTATCATCCCACCTGCATTATAGCATTATCCAGAGTGACTGTCCAGCATAAACGGAAATTACAACGCAATTTTAATATTACGCTGTAATTCCTAAACAAATGTGAAACACCCGTGCTAAAACCACATCAGAAAAAGAGCCGGGACAGCCGCAGAGGATTTCTCCCTCCGCCGCCATCCCGGCTTTTCTTATGTCTCCTGATGCTCGTGCAGCGTTTCCCGGATCTCGTCAATCCGGCTGAACGCGGTCTGCACGTTGTTCTCCAGCTGGAACGTCCGCTCGACGACGGAGTTGTGCTTCTCCACCTTGCGCTCCAGCTGCTCCAAGCGGTAGGACAGCAGGGCGATTGTCTTGCTATTCGCGAAGTAGCTGCCTGCCAGTGTGCCAATCAGAGAAATTGCCGCAACAATGATAGTATCCATCATCCTTTGTTCCTTCTTTCGCGTATTTATCCGAGAATGAACGAAATATCAATTGGCAGCCATGTATTAGCCACTGCGTCTGACCATGTATTGCCGAGCCTGTACCGAGCAAAGTGGACAAGTCCGGCAGCCGTGACGGTGCAGAGGCACACCGTCCGCGCCCTCAATGTCAATCTTTTTGCTTTTCACGGTGGGTACGCCGATTTCTTTTGTGGTGAGAATCAATTGCAAATCGTCATATGTGTGAAGATTCCCGAAGGTGATGCCCTTCATGATGATTCCTCCCACATGGTAGAGGGGAGGGAACAGCCCCTCTCCGGTTGGTCATTAGATTTCCTTGAAATGCTGGACAATCTCGTCCTGCGTCATGATGCCAGACCACAGCTCAAACACAGGCATGTCCACCTGCCCAGTGCGGAATACGCCACCGATGCCATCCCACTGTGCGCCAAGAAGTAGCGTTTCAGTGATTGCAGACGGCACGTCGATTTCGCCTGTACCGACACGCAAACCATTGATATAGACGTAGTATGTGTCGATTTTCTTCACAATGCCTACTTCAATGTATCCGTTTTCGTTCGTGATCTCCGAAACCTTATAGCCGACGGCACCCGTGCTGCTGGTATCCTTAGCGGGCGTCATCGAAGTTGTATCGCCAGAAATCTGAATTTGGAGAATATCTTCAACCTGCCGGCACAGCAAGCCCTTATATCCCGGATCGGGATAACGCTCGGAAAAATCGGAAAAGAACACTGTGCCATCCACGCTCGGCTTGAATCGCGCAAGCAGCGTTGCCGTCCGCCACTTTCCGGCGAAAAGCGCCTGCTCGGTGTCCTTGTAGTTATTGCCATTGGACACGAAATCTGCGACGCTCAGGGCCAGAGACGGCGCGCCAGTAGCAGCGTCGTATTTTTCCTTGAATACTTCGTCGCAATATGCGGCACGTTCAGTCACCCAATTCTTGGACTGCTCCAAAGTCCGGCGCATTCGGCGGATGCCAAGCCAGCGTCTTGCGTCGTATTTGTAGAGCGATTCCGGAATTTGAGCAACAAATTCATCCCAGCGCCGTGTAATGTTTCCAAGCGAAAGTGCGCCATTTCGCAATGCAAAATAGCGTTCGCAGAGTTCAGCCGGGAAGTGTTCCTCAATCTTCGCCCACAGCAAGGAAGTTCTGCACTGATACGCGCCGGGACATGGGCTGTCGGATGCGAAAAGCTGGATGCCGTCCCACTGCACACCGAACAGCGAATCCAAATCGTACAGCGACGGCGCCCAGACAGCACCGTCGCGCGTAGTCATGAGCATGTTCTTGCCGAGGTTGTCTGTCGCGCCTGTCAGGTAGGCGAAGCAGTAATAATTCAGGCAGGCGTCCAAATCGAGATGCTGCGAGAAGTTGCTGCGGAACTCCGCCTCCGATTCGGTGTCCTTCACGAAACTGACCATCTGATTGAATTTCGTGAAGATAGTCGCCTGCTCGTCGCTGCCAACCTCAATGCTCCATCCGGTTTCGGTCGCCGTCGCACGGAACGCGCCTTCCGTCAACTGGTCTTCTGCACACATGACAATGTTGTTGACGTCGCTTTCATCCATCCCGAACATCCACGCCTCTTTCGGGATGTTCATTGTATACAGTCCGGTGCAATCATCGTCGAACCATGCCAGCGTAGGATAACCGTCAATCAAGCCGTGGCAAGGCGCAGCCGCATTTGCCGGATAGCCCTCCATCATGTCGCAAGCAATACGCGCAGAGACGACGTTGCAGGCTTGCGTGGGGTCAATCCAGTTTGCCTTCATGCAATACTTGCTTTGTGCCTTCCAGTCTTTGACGAAAAGTGCTTCGGCGGAGACGCTCTTTTCCGCGTCCTCATAAAGGGATAGGCTGAAATTCTTCTTCGGATAAGCAAGAGAAGAAGTTCCTTGCGGTTTCAACTGCGCGTATCCGACCCAGTGGCGCTTTTCCTTGTTATTGAAAAAGTCAACCTTCGCGACGCGCTTGTCGGTTTTGTCTCCCCAGTTCTGCAAATTCCCGCCGTTAATGGAAGAGAAGCGCACTTCGCACATACCTGCCAAAGCCGCCTGTGCGCCAAGGCTCAAAGTTTCTTTCTTGATTCCCTGTGTCGCAACAATCTTGATGATGCCAGTCTCCGAGCGGACTTCGCGCCCCTGCTTAAACAGCACCGTGACGAAGATTCCCATAGACCCGCTTTTGCATGTGTCCGCCGCGCTCGGCTCATAGTAGATCACGCCGCTTTCATCCGGGATGACACCGACAACCCCGCCGTTTCTATCGCTGCCAGAAATCGTAGTCACCGAAGCAAAAAGCACATCCTGCTGGTAGTTCTCAACGAACGCAGAGATATTGATTGCAAATCTCGTGACACGATGCTCGTACTGCATCAGAGCAATGCCCTGAATGCCTTCAATCTTGCCAGAATTGGAGATAGTCAAAACGTATTCTTTCATGTGAATATTCACTCCATTTCTTTCGCTTGTGGTTTTCCTGCTGCGAATTTACAGTGCCAGCATTTCGGCGTTGATTTGTGCCACCTTGCTGTCATCCATGGCGGAATTGTATACCCTCGCATCTTTCAGCGTGAAACTTGTCCGATGGTCGATTGTCGAGATGGTGCTGGTATGCCTTGCCGCGATAATCAAGGATACATCCGTCGGAATGTATGTCGACGTATCCAGTGCATATCCAAGCGCGGAATTGTAAGCCTTGTATCCGTTCAAGTAGAAGGAATAATTCGTTCCTTCCTTGGAAAGGATAAAGACGTTCGTTCCGTCCACATTGATGATTTCCGACCATGCTTTGCCTGTATTCTCCATTGCCAAGTCCATGCGAAACGCGCCGCTGCCGCCGAAAACCGTCCAGCCTTCATTTGCTCCGTTCTGCATCACACGGAAGCTCTGCGTTTCGCCGTCCTTGCCACAGTCCGCCAGAATATACGGCAAGCCCTCCGTCGAACTCGGCGTCCCGCTGTATGCGATGCACACGCACCAATCATCCGCGTCACCGTTTTCGTACAGCTTTACGCCCGTGTCAAGGTAATTTCCGCCGTTGAATGTCATCGACTTTTGGAGTTTGAAAAGGAATGTGCCGTATTTGTCCTTCTGCGGTTTCGCCCCGCTGATTTCATAGAGCCATTCCAGCGCGTCATGAATCGCCCCTCTGATGTCCTTGCCATACACGCCCGACGCAATGGTGTCCAGCAGCGTCTGGAAGTCCTTCGTGCTTTCGCTCATGCCTGTTTCACCCCCTCCTGCGGCTGATTCACCGCCTTTTGCAGCACCTGAATGCACGCCAGCAGCGCGTTCAGGTTGCCCGCGCCGCGCGTTTCCACCGTGGACAGCGCGTCAATGACGGCTTGCACGGTTTTTTTGCTGATGGTGATGGTTTCGACCATGTGGGTCACTCCTTCCTTATTCCGACGCGCCCGCGCCAAGATAGCTGATTTCCTTCGTGCTGTAATGCCCGCCCGCGAAGACCTGCACGTTCGTCAGCACATTGATGGTGTTTTCACCGCCCTCCGGCGTTGCATAGGTGATGGTCTGCGACGTCTTGGAGACGCGCAGGGCGTCGCTGATGCCCGTCACGACCGTTTGCTTCTGCCAGCTTGCCGCCGCTTTGGCGACGGTCAGGCTGCCGATGGTTGCCGTTCCTGTCAGCGTCAAGTCTGAGATGTGCGCATCTCCGATAGACAAAGCACCAAATTCGCCGTCATCTGAATTGACCTTAAACGCACTGAGTGTGACGCAGTTGATGGTGTCGCCCTCAAAATTGTCTGCCCAGCCGCTCACGGTTTCAAATTCGCTCGTCGTCACATACCCTTCAAGGTTAATACAGCTCGCGCTGATTTTGACCTCTCCCGCCGTCTGGTTGATGGTCGAAATCAGGTCGCCCTTGCTGACCTTCGACGTCAATTCCCCGTTGATGCCGTCCAGCGTCACCTGCACGCGGGTAATCTCGCTCTCCGCGTCGCCCAGACGCTCCGCATAGGCGGTCAGCGTGCCGTTCATGCCGTCGAGGTCAGCGCGGATGGTCGTGATGTCCTGCGTGTGCTTGTCTACCGTCTCGACGTAGGCGGACAATGTGCCGTTCATGCCGTCCAGCGTCGTCTGCACGGTGTTGAGTGTGTCGGTGTTCTCGTTTGTTTTCTGCGTGTAGGCGGTAATCAGCCCGTCGGTGATGAGCAAGTGCGTGTTCTGGTCGCTGACAATCTGCCGCAGGTACTCCACCGACGTGTCCACCACTTCGACTGCTTTGCTCGTCGCGGCGGTGGTGCTTGCCATGCCCGTTTCCGGTGTGCCGAATGTGTATTCGGACTGGTCGGGGCTGACGAGGTCAAGGGAAATCGCCGTGCAGGTGTATTCCGCATCGATGCCGTGGGGCGGGGAGACGACGCGCACCTTGTCGCCGACGCGGAACGATTCCGCATTCACATCCAGCAGGTGCAAATCCACCGCGCTGATGGTGATGGTGATTGTCTCTTTCAGGCGCTTTTGCAGGTTCTCCTTCGCCATTTCCAGCAGGGTACTTGCGTCTTTCGTGTCGAACTCCGTCACGCCCCAGATGCGCCCGTAGAGGGCGATTCCGGCGGCGTCCTCGATGTAGTCCTTGCCGCCGTTTACGCTGCTGATGGTGATCTGGCTGCCGCTCTGCCCGGCGTAGGGAATCAGGCACGTCACGACCTCCGACGCGGAGACGTACTCGGACAAGTCCAGCAGATTCTCCCCAAAGCGGATGACTTGCCCGCACGATGTGCCGCTCTCCTTCGTCCAGTCCAGATAGCGCACGTCGCCGTCGTAGCGGATGCGCAGGAAGCCACCGTGTACGTCAATCAGATTGCCGCTGATTTCGTCCCAGGTGTTGCCGTAGCCCGTGTTTTCCACGCTGGACAGCGTTTCGATGTCGATGCTGCCGATTTGGAACTGCTGCGCCTCGCTGACCGCCTCGTTGTGGCGCGTCATGTAGAGTCGGAACAGCCCCGCCGCCGTGCCGTCGTAATTCGCCAATTTGTACGGATGCAGGACGCTGTCCACCAAGTAGGTGAGTTCCCCCTCGCAGGTGACAGTCTTCTGGCGGTAGAAGTCGGTTTCCGTTTCCAGCACGCGCCCGCGCCAGATGATTTCGTTATCCTGCCGGACGTCAATCCGCGTCCGCATTTTGTGCAGCGCGCTGTACATCGGGTGCTCCGGCAGCAGCACGAACGTGAGCGTTCCGGCGGCGTTGCACTGCGTTTCCAGCACGGGGGACAGGACGGAAAGTTCCTCGTCCCCCGGAGAATACAGCAATGCGTCGTCCGCATAGATGGTGTACATTACAGCCTCCCTCCTCGGTAGTCGATGGATACCGTGCCATTCCCGGTGAAGGTCAGCACGTTGTCGCCATCGGTGATGCAAATGCCGCTGATGCGGTTGTCGCCCGCCGTCAGCGCGTACTCCTTGCCGCCGAATGTCGCCGTCATCGCGCTGCTTGCCGTGATGGTCGGGATGCACGGCCGCCTTGTGCCGGGAATCGTCAGCGTCAGCGTTCCGTCCACCGGCAGCACCTTGTAGTCGCGGATGATGCCCGTCTCGAAGTCGAAGGTGTCCCACAGCCAGTCATCCAGCGAACCCGTGATTTCCAGCTTGTACGGGTCGCAGACGGCTTTCAGGCTGATGGTGGCGGTCTTGCGGTCGCTCTCCATCGCGTTCACGGTCACGCGCCCGGTGTAGAAATAACCGGGGTCTTGGTCAAGGATGATGTTCACCCGCTGCCCGTGCAGGGTGTCCAGTATTTCGGAATACAGCGCATCCCAGCGGTTCCGCGCGTCAATGACGATGAACTCCGCCGAGAAATCCCGTGTCTGATAGCCCACGCGCCCGGTCAGCGCTTCGGACAGGTCAAGCGCGCCGTCCAGCCCCGGCACATCCACATAGTTTGTGCGCACCTTCGGCGGCGCGATGGTCGGGCGCGTTTTCGGCAGCAAGCCCCAATCGCGGTAGGTGTGCTTGCCGCCCAGCGTTACCCCGTAAATCATGCGTTCCGCCCCTTTCGCAGCGCCATCCGCCCCAGACGCTTGTCCATCTTGCCCGCCGTTGCGCCGACAAGCACGCCCGTATCCAGCACAATCTGCTGCTGATTCATGCCGCTGAAGCCGCTTTGCAGGGTGGCAAGCATCTGGTCGAGCTTGCGCTCCATGCTCGCGCCCACGACCTCACCCACCGCGCTTTTGACGTACCCTTGCAGCACGCCGATGGGCGCGACGGCTTCCGCGCCGGCTTCCCCGACGAGGTGATAGCCGCTGTGCGTATCAAAGAGGGTGGGTTTGGAGAAGACTGCGCCGTCGGCATGGGTAAAAAAGCTCTTGATTACTTCCCAACCCGCGTTACGCATTGCGCCGCGTCCTTCGGGCGTACTGATGACTTGCTGGTAGTGGCTGTCCGGGTTAAGTGGATTCGTTTCCGGGTTCGTCAGGACTTCAACGGTCTGCTGAACCGTTTTCCATCCGACTGTCAAGCTCAGCCCCTTTGTCGCCCTGTCCCATGCGTTCTTCACTTGCTTTGCGATGTTGAACGGGTTCAGCAAGTGCCACATAATCGAAAGCGCACCCCCGATTTTTGTCTTGATCTCTCCCCACCATTTGGTGACGGCTTCTTTCGCTGCCTCTTGGTCATCGCCAGTGCCCAGCCCGAACACGATGGTCAGCAAGTTGCCGAACAGTGCCTTGACGTCTCCCCACCACTTCTCCACGGCTTCTTTCGCCGAGGTGAGCGCGTCGCCAATTGCCTTGAACGTGATTTCCAGCGCGCCGCCGACGGCGGTCTTAACATCCTCCCACCAGTCGCTGATGCTCTCCGCAACCTTGTCCCAGTCCGGCAAATCAATTCCGAAGATGCCCTTGAAAATGCCCTGAATCAGCGGATAGGCGATATTCTCCCACGCCCACTTGATGGCGTTCCCAATGTCCGAGAGAATCTGCGGTAGATTCATCACGATGGATTTCAGCCCGCTGCCGATGGCTTGTCCAAGCCCCTTGAAATCAATCTTGCCGATGAGATTCTTGAACGTCTTGACGAGCGAAGGGAAGAGTTTCTGGATTGCCCCGCCGATTTGGTTGAAAATGGTCGGAAGCTGGTCGATGATGATGCCCATCACATCCGGCAGCACGTCCGCAAGCCCGGTGATGAGCGTTGTCGCCGCTTCAATCATGGCAGGCAGCACCGAGTTGATGATGCCCGGCAATTGTGGCGCAAGCGTCGAAACGAGCGTCTGCACCGCCTGCACCATGCGTGGCGCCATCGTCTGCAAGCGCGGGACGATGTTGTCCACCGCGGTCATTACGCTGTCGGACAGATTGCCGACAAGCTGGTCAATGTCCTGATTGCCGTCCGCTAAGCCGGAGAGCAGGTTCGCCCACGCCGCCTTGACCGAGCCGATAGAGCCGGAGATGGTCGTCGAGGCTTCCTTCGCCGTCGTCCCAGCAATATTCTGGCTTTCCTGGATGACGTGGATGGCTGCGATGATGTCCGAGAAGTTGCTGATGTCGTACTTCACGCCGGAGAGCTTCGACGCATCCGTCAGCAGCCGCTCCATTTCCTTTTGTGTGCCGCCGTAGCCCAGCTTCAAGTTGTCCAGCATGGTGTAGTTCTGCTTGCTGAACCCCTTATAAGCGTTCTGAATATCCTCCATGGACGTTCCGAAGGTGTTAGCGTTGTCCGCCATGTCAGCGATGGCGATGTCTGCATACTTTGCCGCCGCCACGGTGTCATTGCCCAACGAAGAAATCAGGCTGGCAGAGAAGGAAGTCACCGTGTCCATGTACTCGTTCGCGCTCAATCCTGCCGTCTTGTAGGCGTTCTTAGCGTATTCCATGACGAGCTTCTGCGCGTCCTTGCTGAATAGCTTTTTGACACCGCCTTCCAGCTGCTCATAGTCCGCATAGCCGTCCAGCGCGGACTTCACCAGCTTTCCCATCGCCGCCGTGCCAGCCGCGACACCCGCTACAATGACCTTTCCCGCCTTTACCGCCGCTTTTCCAGCCGTCGCAAAGGCGGATTTCATTGTCGATGCCAGTCTCTTTGCGCCCTTGGTTGTTTTGTCAATCTGTTCGTTCGCTTTGCTATTATCAATAGCAATTTCTCCGAAAAGCTGAAATATATTCAATGTGTTTCACCTGCCTTTGTGTATGAGCCGTGCAGCTTTACCTTGTATTTCCGCGCAGCGCGTGCCTGTTTATCAATGCTGATTTTCCCCAGCAGCCGGAATAGCCCCATCGCCGTTCATCTCGTCAAAAGGGTTGAAGGCTGCCAGCATTTCCGCCGACTGCCTCACGGTGTCCTCCAATTCCTTTTTCGTCGGTGCTTCGGTGTGCGTGTCTTTTGCGATTCCGAGGCTTTGTCTGAACTCCGGGAAGGATTTGTCCCAGCACTTATGCAGCCACACTTCCCAGATGAGCTTTTCTTCTTCGTCCGTGTTGTGCATCTCGATGCACTCGCGCACGAAATCGGCAAGTCTGCCGCGCCGCAGCATCCCGTCCATGAGTGGCGTCGGGTTCGCATAGCGACGGAAAAGCATGTCCCAGAACTTTACTTCTCCCGCTTGAAGCGCTTCATAACAGCCGTAAAAAAATCACGGAAATCCTCCGCCGTCACGAGGTCAAGAACCGCGTTGGTGAACGTTCCCATGTCCAGCGCGGCGATTTCTTCCGCCTTCGTGCCGGAGAGATCAGCCAGCAGCGCATAGATTTCGCCCTTGCAATCCGGCAGCTTTTCCAGCAGCAGCCCCGCCAGTTCCAGCGCGACGTTCATGCCCACGCCTTCCACGTCCTCGCCGCCCTTCAGCGCGTTTGCCACATTCGCAGCCACAAAGCAGCGTTTGATGTCCTGCACACCAATCTTGGAGAGCAGGCGCATCATGAAAAACATGTCATCCGCACACAGCTTGCGCAGAGTAAGCGTCTTTTCGTCCATTTGTCAACCCTCCTATAAAAGAATGGGGGAGGGCTGTCAAGCCGCTCCCCGGTATGTTATCAGGATGCCTTGGGGTAGTAGATATGCCACGGCAGCGTGTCGCCGTCGCTGCCCAGTTCGGCGTTGCACTCGAACGTGTACGTTCCGACCGTTCCCGTCTTGTCCTTGTTGTCGGCTTCCATGCCGGACGTGCAGAGCGCATTGTCCATGATGGCAATGATGTCATCGCCGTCAAGCGTCTTTCCGACAAAGGCGATATTTTCCCAGTAGTCGCCTGCCGCAATGTCCGCCTTGTCCTCAATCAGGTCATAGGTCGTATCCGTTGCCGTGCCATCCGTGCCAAGCGTAGACGCCTTGATGATGTCCTTGGTCAGCTCAATGAAGTTGATCTCCATCGTAGCTTCGCCGCCCGTCTTCTTGTTCAGCCCCTTGGTGGCGACATGAACGCCGTCCACTTCCACCTTGGTAATCTCCGGTTTGATACTGAACTTCGAGCCGCCGGACGTAGCGCCGACAAGCGAATCGGCGAAATTCCACGCCGCGCCCTCGTACTTCAGCCCCCGGTGAATCGTACCAGCGCCGAACAGAATGTTTTTCGGCGTGTTTGCGCTCACGCCGGACTTGCCTTCCTTAGCCATTATTCCACTCTCCATTCTTTGACTTGCAAATTCACTTGGATGCGCTTGAACTCTGCGTCACCCGTCGGAATTACAAGCGTATTCGCGTACATGATAGCCACCCCCGAACCGCTGGGGGTGATGGTTGTCAGCCCGTAGCGGCTGAAATGCCGCTCGATTTCTTCTCTTGCATCGAAAAGCTCAATGCACGACCCGCGAGAATACCCGGTCAGCATGACCGTTGCTTCCTGCAAGCCGTCCTCGGTGAACCCTTGAATTTCGGAATACTCTCCGACAAAATACATGGTCGGGAGGGGCTTTTTGTTGTACACGCCGAAGGCGTAGGGGATGCCGAGCGTTTTCATGGCGTCCCCGATGATTTTTAGCACTTCTTTCGACACGTCAGCCCATCCCCTTCAAAATGTTTTCTGCCATCCGGATAATGGCGTTTTTCTTTGCGGCGAATGCGTTTTCCAGCGTTCGCTGTGGCGGTTCGCCGTTGGACACAACCGCAGGCAAGCCCTTCACCTTCCGCAGGAATTCGGCGGCTTCCTCTGCCTCCTGCTGGCTGTTATATACCTTGGAATTTTTCGCCCCTCGGCTTTGTCCCTCGATATACACCCACCAGCCTTTGCGCCCGTCGCCGTGGATGGCATACGAACCCGTTCCGAACTCATTCCAGAAGGATTCTTCCAAAGGACTACCAATTTGTGCGACCTTCGCGTCTGTGTTTACGTCAGAAGCCCACGAACCTTTGAGCTGCGTTTTCTTTGTCGGCGTGGTGCGTTTGGTTTGTGCCTCCACCTCGAAGGCGGCTTCCCGCAGGAAACGCTCTGCCGCCCCGTCAAGCGCATCCGTGACCCTGATGCTGTAATCCTCAAAGCGCACAGACATGTCATTGTCCCCCCGTGAACTTCAGATAGATTTCGAGTTGCGACCCATTCTGCATTTCCATCGGGTTGTCAATCAGCAGCACGTCATAGCGCTTGCCGTTGCAGATCAGTCGGCTGTTTTCCGTCGTGATGTCCGCCGGAAGCGCCTGATAGTCTGCCACAAAGACATGGGTGCTTTCCTGCACCTTGGCATTGTAGACGGTATATTTGGAATCGCCGCCGGATAGGTCGAGCCATCCGTTCAGCGTCGCCGCGTCCATCCATGCCTGCACCTGTTCGCCGATTTCGTTTGTCGTTGTCGCGCTGGTCTGGATGATGGCTGTCACGTTGCCGCCGATGCCCTTCATACCTTGTCCACTCCTTGCCCGAACCTCGCCTTCATGTAAGGCGTGAGGAAGCCCATGAGCGCCTTGGGGAAGCCCATGACGGCGTTCTCGCCCGTCAGGTCGAAGTAGGTGACGGCGTGGCGGGAAATCGTCTCCGATGCCACGCCGACCTTGTTTCGATTGTCCAGTTCCCACTTCAGCAGGTTCACGACGCCCATCTTCACATCGTCCGGATAGCGCACGAGCGTCGCCGTCACGTCGATTTCGTCCTTCAATCCACGCTCTGAGACCGTGAAGGCGAGTTCATCCGCGCTTTCGACGGTATACAGCCCGTCATTATACAGGGAGAATGTCACCTGCACCGTATCGCCGACGGAGAAGGGGACAAGCGCTTCCCCCATAAAGGTGCGTCCCACGACGTCACCCGTCCAGCGTTCGCTCCTGCGCTGGAAGTTGTTGTTCGTGTAGGCGCGAATCAGCAGCTCAAAGCCGCGCAGTTTCGCCGCCAGCAGCGCGTCATCTGCATCTGTGGTGATTTGCTTCCGCAGCTCCTCCACCGTCATCAGCATGACACTTGCCCCCTCCTTTCATCACTTCTTGAACTTCGCCAGCACGACCTTCGCGCTGTTGGTCAGCGCCACGCCGTAATATTTCGCTGCCGTCACGTCGGTCTGCTGCTTCTTCGGCAGCCATTCCGCGTCCACCTGAATGTCCTTTTTGAGGAAGATGGTCACGGCGGGCAGCTCGTCCTCGGTGTACTCGGTTTCGGGGGAATCGGGTTCGAGCTTGATAATCGGGCAGAGGTAGTACTGCGAAGCCGCCGCCAGCGCCTTCACCTTGTCGCCCGCCGCCAGCGTCACCGACGGGTCAACCTTCGCCTGATATTCGGCAAGGTTCGCCGCGTCGATGGTCACATCGCCGGAATCGTTCTTCTCGTGGGTCACAAGGCGCACCTTCTTGGACTTCTTGACCCACGCGCCCGCAATCTTGCCAATCGCGCCGTTGACCGCCACGCCCGCCGTGAACTTGTCAGCAGAGAGGAAGTCGCTATCCTTCAGCAGCGTCGCTTCCTGCGCCGGGTGGATGAAAATCACTTTGTCGATGCCGTCCTCTTCGTCCTCGAACTTGGCAATCGCGTCCACCAGTCCGCCGTAGGCAATCGCCGCGAGCGTGGATGCGGCATAGACGTTCTTGCCCGTGTACACCGCGTCCAGCACGTCATTGTCCACCTTGCCCGCAATCGCCTTGGCAAGCTGGGTTTCCGCCTGCGCAATCGGGTTGCCCAGGCCGCTGTTGACGGCTTCCTGCGTGATGCCGACCGCCTTCATCGCCTTCTTAATCGTGAAGGTAGTCGAGGAAGCCGTCAGGGTGCTGAGACCCACCTCTGCGCCTTCTGCCACGTTCTCCGCGTCGCCGATGTAGTTCCAGCTCGGCACGGTCTTGGTGTCGCCTGGAACGCCCACCAGCGTCGTGTCCACCTTCGCATAGGGGGTCAGCTTCAGCTGCGCGTCAATCTTCGCGCCAATCATCGCGCCCATTACTTCGGGGTTAATCAGGTTGTTCAGCTTGGTAACTGCCATTTATTTTTTCCTCCTCATTATCATTTTCGTGACCTCACGAAAATGGTCTGTGCCATTTTGTTAATGTCAACAAAATGGTGTCATTTCTCCGCCGCCATCGCCGCGCGGAAGGCTTCGGGGTTCTCCTCGAAAATCTTCTGCCGCTCTGCGTATGGTTTCTTGAGAATCTCGCTCCGGCTGAGCGGCGCGTGTCCCTCCTGATCCGGCAGACGGTTCTCGATGATGTTCTTCTTGCCGCTGGCTTCAAACTGGTTCGGGTACTTTTTCTTCAAACTGGCAAGGGTGTTCTCCCATCCGTCGATGTTCCCCTTGTCGTCCAGTGTCAGGGCGTCCCCTTTTTGCTGGAGTACCCACGTCATGTAGTCGATGTCGCTTGCGCCACCGCGCATGAGGGCAATGTGGATAGCAGCATCCATGCGGCTCTTTTGCAGGGCCGCCTGCGCCGCTTCAAGCTGCCTGTGCATCTCGTCCATCTTCTCTTGGCTGCCGCTGTGTTCTGCCTTGTCGGTTTCGAGGGCGGCAATCTTCTGCTGCGCCGCTTCAAGCTGCTGGCGAACGCTTTCGTGTTCTCCTTTGAGCTTTCCGAGGCGAATATCTGCGTTCTCCTCGCCGGTGGTGAAGAGCTTGGCGGTCTTCATGTCGTTCTGGATGGTGCGAATGGTGTCCTCCGCAACGCCGTTCTGTTTGAGAATCTCTGCAAGCGTCATGTGTTTCTCCTTCCACCGCCCTACGCTTATCTACGGGGTCGCATCCCGTGGGCGGTCGGTGTTTTACGTCGCCTCCGACGAGAGAATTGCAAAGGCGCACCCGCTCTTGCGTCAGGTGCGCCTGATTGCCGTTATTGGAGCAGCTTCGCCCACGTCTTCGCGCCGACGATGCCATCCGCGGTCAAACTGTGCGCGGTCTGGAATGCCTTGACGGCGGCGATGGTGTTCCTGCCGACGATGCCGTCCACCTTGCCGCAGTCGAATCCTGCGTCAATCAGCAGGTATTGCAGAACTTTGACCTGCGTCCCTCTGCTGCCGTTCCTGAGGACGAGAAGGGGGCTTGCGCCGTCTCCGGCATCCGCCGGGTTCTCGGTCGTGCTGGGCGCGGCAGGCGTGTCAGCGGGCGAATCAGGCGCATCAGCGGCGTAAGACGTGCCGGTCAGCTCCGCCCACTCGTTCCAGCGGGTGATTTTGCTCTCGACCACGCCGTAAGCCGTGCCTTTCGCCTCGATGACCTTGCCATCGCCGACGTACAGCCCGACGTGGTGGCGGTCGCTGCCCTTGGTGAGGAACACCGCCGTGCCGGGCTTGAGCGGCTGACCATCGGTGCGCTTGCCGCCCTGCAATGCGCCCTTGGCGGCGGCGTACTTGCGCCACATGGTGTTGCTGCCGTGGTACATATACCCGCCCAGCTGCTTATATGCCCAGTAGAACAGCCCGGAGCAGTCCGCAACGCGCCGCCCGACCCACTGCTGCCCGTAGCGTATCGTCTGCGCGCGGGTGGCGCTGTCCTGCGCACGCTGCGTGTGAATCTGCCCCGTGCCGCCCCAGATGTACCCCCATTTTTCCGCCAGCGCGCGGCGGAAGAGGGCGACAACCTCCGCCGCGCTGACCGTTTTTGATGCCATCGTCAATCACCACCGGGGTCAATTTCCGCTTTGCCGAGCTGTTTATACACCTGATTCACGCCCGTCGAGGCGAGCCCCGACACGATGCCGACCGCGAGCGCATTCAGCACGTCCTTCGCCGGGAAATCCGGGATGACGTACATGCCCACGATGCCCAGCACGCCGCCGACTGCGCCCACAATGACGGGAATCAGTTCGTCCTTGATGGCGCTGATGGTCTTGCAGAGCAGTCCGATCAGGTAGGTGATGACGACAATCGCCAGCACCGTGCCCATGGTAGAGATGTCCATGATACCACTCCTTTTTGGATGTATTAAAAAACAGCCTGCACGGGTGTGCGGCTGCTTTTCGCGAATTAAGTTGATTGCAAGTTGCAATTTCTCTTTGCAACTTGCAATTTTTAGTTTCAAACAAGGTTCAAAGATGGTTCAAAGCCGGTTACTGGATATGCCCACCATTGCGTTCCAGCATGATGTCGCTGAAAAACTCCCGATTCACGGTGATGTTCGGCAGCTCATT